CGGCGCTGCGTTGATGGTGATGCTGTACGTGCTGCCGACGGCAGGTGGAGTCCCGGCCGCTGCCGGTGCGCCCATGGCGGCCATGGGCACCATGCTGGCGGTGGCCATGCCCAGCGCCGCGGTGCGCACCATGCTCGCGCCGTTCTGTATGCCCAGCGCCGCGCCTTCCCCCACGTAGCTGCCCAGCTGCATGAAAACGCGACTCGGGCTGTGGATGCCCAGCTTGTTCTTGAACCAGTCGATCGCATCGCCCGCCGCCATGCTGATGGCGTCGCGCACGGCGGTGATGCGGCTGGTGATGCCGTTGGCCATGCCCTGCACGATGGCGGCCCCGGCTTCAAAGAAGCGCGCCCCCAGTCCCCACACGTACTGCGCGGCGCCCGATACGGCGCCGCCGATGTCCTGCATGAGCAGCTTGAAGCCTCCCGCCACGTCCTGCCACCGCGAATACAGCATGTATCCCGCAGCGGCCAGCAGCCCGATGGCCAGCACGATGGGGTTGGCGATCAGGAACGCCGCCAGCACCCGCAGGCCGCCCAGCAGCAGGCCGGCGCCCGCGCGCAGGAACGTGAACGCCCTACCCAGCATGAAGCCCGCCCGATACAGCAGGCCCATGGCTGGCGCTGCGGCTTGGGCGGCGATGCGCGCGGCGGCCAGTTTGAGCATCCAGCGCCCCAACAGGAAGCGCGCAAGCGTCATCGGCCCCAACGCTGCCACGATGGCCAGGCCTACCGCGCTGACGCCTGCTGTCAGGGCGCCCAGCACCACCACCGCCTTCAGCAACCCGCCCACCAATACGGGGTTGGCTTGCATCCACGCAGTGAATCGCTCCAGCAGCGGATTCACCGCCTTGAATAGTTCCAGCAGCGGCGCCTTGAGGTTCTCGCCTGCCGCCGCCATGGCGTTGAACGCGCGGTTTTGCTGCATCAGCAGTTGTGCGCTCAGCGCGGAATTGCGTGCGGCCGCCTCACGCGCCATGCTGCCTTGGGCTTCCGCACCGTTGGCCAGTTCGATCTGTCGGCGCAATTCCTCTGTGTTGGTCACCAGCTTGGCAAGCCGGCCTACGTGTTCCTTGCCCGCCAGCTCTGCCATCACGCCCAGGCGGTCCTTTTCCGGCAGCTTGTTGATGGCGTCGGCCACCTGCATGAGCATGCCCACCGCGTCCTTTGCCATGCCGGCCTGCATGTGCTCTGCGGTGATGCCAATCTCGCGCAGCGCGCTTTGAAACCGCTTCGGCCCCTTCGTTGCCGCGGCGAAGTTGGTGAATATGGCCTTGATGGCCGTCCCGCTGGTTTCCTCTGTTTCGCCCGATGTCAGCAACGTGCTGCCCAGCGCGGCCATGTTACGGCCCGAAATCCCCACCGTGCCCGTGACACCGCTCACCCGGTTCATGAACCCGATGATGTCTGCGCCCTTACTGATTGCGTTGTCATCGAGGTAGTTGATGGCGTCGGCCATACCCCGGATTTCCGTGATGGGCATTTTCAGATTCTTGGCGATCTTGCCCATGCTCTCGGCGATTTCATCGGGCACCGAGTCAAAGGCTGTCGCCATTTCGCTGGTCAGCTCCACGAACGCGCCCAGTTCCTTCGTAGGCACTTCCATGCGCGCCGCAGCGGTCATCATCTGCGCAATCTGCACGGTGGTCTGCGGCAGGCGTGTGGACAGGTCGCGCACCTGTTTTTCTGCATCGCGGTACACCTGTGTCAGGTTTCCATCTGCATCACGCGCCCCCTGCACCTGCCGGGCCACGCCGATCATGGCGTCTTCGTGCTGCATGAAGCTGCCCACGGGCGCCAGGCCCGTTTGCATCATGCGCCGGCCCACGTGCACGCCAGCCGCCGCGGTCGCGCCCCACATGGCCAGGCGCCGCATCTGCTTGTCATGCTTCTCGCGCAGTCCTGCCAGGCGTTCCTCCACCTGGCGCTGCTGTTCCATCTTGCGGCGCTGCGCATCCAGCTGGGTGTTGGCCGTCATGATGGCGCTGGCCAGCTGCTGCTGGTCCACGCGGGCGTCGCCCCAGCCGCGGTTGGCCATGTCGGCCTGCAGCCGCTTGACGACGGCCAGCTGCTTTTCGTAGTCGGCGGTGAGCTGGCGCACCACGGTGCGGCTAGCGTTGGCGGCCTTGGCCTGGTCCAGCATGCTACGCGCGTTGTCCAGCTGGTCGCGCTCTTTCTCAAAGCGGGCCAGCGTGCGCTGCTGGGCCTGCAGGCGCTTGAGTGCGGCTTCTGTTTCGCCTACCGCCTTGGCGGTGGTTTTGCTTCCTGCGGCAACGGCGCGCAGTGGGCCAGTCACCTTGTCCACGGCGGCCAGCAGTACCTCCAGGCGCAGCTTGTCAACCATGGCGCGCCCCCTTGGCCGGGGCGCCATCGTCCGTCAGTCGGTTTGCAGGCTGTCGCGCCCTCGCACCCACAGGTACACCGGCAGCATGAGCACGCCGGCCGCAATCCACAGCAGCGCCAGCATGGCGGCGCCCCACAGCAGGTACATGAAGAAATCGAACATGGTGGCGCATGTTATCGCGTCCTCTCAGGCGGTGCGTGCATGGCGTTGTGGCGCTCCACGGCCAGGTGGCGCCACTGCATCAGCTCGGACAGTTCCATGGGGTGCATGGTCTCTGGAGTCCAGTGCAGCAGCATGGCCACGTCGGCCATGGCTTCCTCTACTCGGCCAGGGAGTCCATAGCCGCCTTCGGCACCAAAAAACCGGCCACCTCCACGCTGCAGGAGACGAGGTCCGCAGGGTCCATGTCATCCACTTCGTGCTTCATGAGCGTGGGCACGCTTATGCGGGGCAGCAGCACCGCCACGGCGTCGGCCTTCATCGTGAGCAGATCGGCCAGCGCCAGCCCGCGCAAGTCGGCCGTGCGAGGCTTCATGAGTTGCAGCGTCGTGATGGTTTCGCCCTTGCGCTTGATGGGCGTTTGCAGGGGCACCGGCACCGTGGCACGGCCGGTGCCCTTAGCTGCGGGTTCTTGCTGTTCTGTGACTTGCTGAGTGGTCATATCGCTTCCTCGGACCATTGAAAAAAATAGCGGCCGGCCCTGGTGTTGGGCCTGCGCCGCTACAAGCCGGCCCGGCGAACTCCGGCCCGGCGCCCTGATTCATTCGCGCGTCAGATGCCCAGCGCGGCGCGGGTGGCGGCAAGGTTGTCGGTGCCGGCCACGTTCTCGACCATGTTCACCAGGTCGATTTCCAGATCGACCTGGCCGTCCACCACTTCCTTGTAGTAGGTCAGGCTGTATTTGTAGGTGCGCTCGGTGGCGTCCCCAGCCTTGGAGCTGCCTGGGTCGCGTTCGACCAGGCGGCCGCGCATCACCACTTCCACAGGCACCACGGCCTCGCTGTCGTCGGCCTGCAGTGCGCCGGCAAAGCGGATCAGCACCGCGTCATGCTTGGCGGCGCCCCACTTGGCGGCCAGGCCTGCGATCCAGCCAGCGCCCTTGATTTCGGCCTCCATCTTTTCCTGGCCGAAGTCCAGCTCGATGGCGCCGTTCATGCCGCCGCCGCGGTATTCCTCCAGCTTGCGCGACAGGGTGGGCAGGGTGACTTCGGGCACCTCGCCCATGTAGTTGGTGCCGTCCACGAAGGCGGCGAAGGCTTTGAGTTTGCGCGGCAGTGCCATGGCGGTGTGTCCTCGGTGTGTGGGTTACGGGTGGCGCGCGCTTACTGGCCCGTGGCCACGCGGATGGCCCAGTCGGCGTAATAGCGGTCGGTGATGCGCTGGCGAAAGCCCAGGTCTTCCAGGGGCGGCAGCGGCGTGTAGTCGTAGTCAATGGTGAGCTTGCCGCTCTTGAGGGATTCAGTGGTGTTCACCTCGTAGTCGATCCAGGCCCGGCCGTCGAGGATGTACCCGCCGGCCTTCAAGCTGCGCATGCGGGCGTTGATGCCCTCCAGAATGTCTTTGACCAGCGCGGGCGTCAGCGGCTTGTCGATGAATTCAAAGTGCCCCTCGGCCATGGTGTCGGCCAGCACATGGGCGGTGCGGGTGGCGGTCTCGAAACTGAACGCTTCGTCGGTGCTGGTGGTGCGGTTACCCCAGAAGCGGAAACCCTGCTTGCGGATCAGCGTTGTGACCTTGCCGTCGTTCAGCAGCGTGGCGTCGCTGGACGGGCTCTGCAGGTCAAAGAACACGCTCTTGCTGATGCCCGTTGGCCCGTTCACCGGCACGTTGGACAGGCTCTTGTGCCAGCCCTGTGCCTGGTCGATGGCAGCGCGCAGGCCCATCGCGTAGGCCACGGCGGGGACTTCCTTCACGGCGTTGGCAGTGGTGTCCCAGCGCGTGAAGTTGGGCCAGATGACCATGGTTTCGCGCTTGCCGAAGCCGTTGGCGTATTCCAGCGCTGTGCTCACGTCCTCGGCACCATCGGCGTGCACGTAGGCCATGGCGCGCAGCTTCTCGCCCACGGCGGTGAGCGCTTCGGCCACGGGCTTGGTGTCCAGGCCGGGCGCGCCCAGGATGCGCGGCTTCACGCCCAGTGCGCTTTCTGCATCAAGCAGTGCCTGAATGCCGGTGCGCTTGCCGCCCACGTAGTCGCCCACCACCTTGCTGGTTTGATCGGCGGCCTTGGCGGCATCATCGATGCCCTCGCCATCGGCCACGCGCACGATGACCAGCACCGGGCGTGCCTGGTCGGCGATGGCGGCCAGCGCGGTGGACAGCGTGCCCAGCGTTCCCGCCTTGGCCTGGGCCTTGGCGATGCTGGTGAACAGCACGGGCGTGTCCAGCGGGAATGTGGCCGCATCCGCATCACTGGCCGTGGCCACCAGCCCGATGATGGCCGTGGAAACCAGCCGCAGGGTGGTGGTGCCCTCGGTCAGCTCTGTGACGCGCACGCCGTGGTGGAAGTCTGCAATTGCCATGGTCTGCCCTTTGAAGTTGCTGGCGCTGTGGTGCGCAGGATCAATGGGGCTTATGGTGCTTTCGCCCACGCGCGAAGGCCAGCGCGGTGCGCTGTGGCTGCGCTTGAAACAATAAAAAGCCCACCGGGCGCGGGGCCGGGTGGGCTGCGGGGTGCGGAGGCGTTACGCCGGGTCGGTCAGGCCTCGCCCTTCCATCCTTTGAGACTGACGGGAATCAGCACTGCCGCCACAGGGCCTTCCGCAGCCTGCATCTTGTAGCGGATCTCCAGCTTGAAGCCCAGGCTGCGGATCAGAACGAAACGCCCGATGCGGCGCACGCTCTTGTAATGGTAGGTGTCGCCGTGGCGCAGCAGGAAGTGACCCGCCAGGCGCGTGCCGATGGCCAGGTCGCCAGACAGCAGCGTGATGTCATCCTTGCGCGCTACCACGCCCAGGTCGCGGGACAGCTTGCTTGCCCGGTTGCGCCACCCCAGCCACACATACCGCGCCCAGTATGACCGCGGGTGGTGGCCTGGCGCGTAGTAGGCGTCGCCTGTGTACGCCGCGTCCGAGTAGCTGACCCACGGCACGCCGGGGTGCTGGCCCTCCACGGCCCGCACCCACTTGCCGTCCACCAGCTGGCCCCAGCCGTCGCCGTTCAGGCTGGCGTCGTTGTCCCAGCGCGCGAACATGCGCGGCAGGCGCTCCGCGCTGCGCCGGGTGAACAGCAGCGCAATGGCCACCACCAGCGGCGCGGTGGCGTCGTAGATGCGCACACGCTGGTCGATGCGGCGGGCGCGGTCGAAGCAGTCCACGGCCCCGTCCGTTCCCGGCAGGCCAAGCGCGCGGAATTCGCGGATGGCGCGCGGGTAGAAGATCGCGTCCAGCGCACACAGCAGGGCGTAGATTGCCGCCACGCCAGCGAACGGAGCCAGGACAGCAAGCATTGCGACGTTCATATGACTGCCCCTACCCGTGTCCCGGTGTTGATCCATGTGATGAGCGCATTGCCTTCGACGGAGTAGCCACCTGGTGCGCCCACTCGCCATGACGTTGATTTCCCTGTCGCCACGTATGTCCCCCCAACGGCCCCAGCCGTTCCGCTGCCCCCATTGGTACCCCATGCGCCACCGGCACCACCGTTCCCGTTCTGTGCCCACGGCCTAGTGTCCCCACCAAACACTGCGCCGGAGAATGTGTTCTTAACCCCCACTTCCCCAGATGTCGCAGCGCTTACGGTTGTGGCGCTCGCATTGGCAAACCCCTGGCCTAGCCCAGGATTGCCGCCACTTCCGTACACGCGGTCTGCTGTCGTTTTGTAATCGACGTATACCCAGGTATCACCACTGCCCCCCGAACCGCCACAACCCGACAGCGTGCCGAGGTTGTTGAGCACCACCGGGATGGCAGTCTTGAATGCCGTGCCGCCGCGCACGCCTTCCGGCTTCCGATACCCGCCCACCCGCGTGGCTGCAGAAATGTTGATTTCCAGCCCGCCTGGGAATGACCAGCTCGACAGCAGATCAATGGTGTTGACCAGTGCTGCGGTGATGTTGACTACCAGCCTCGCACTGCCGTTCCATCCGGCAGCGCTCGCCAGTGCCGGGATGTTGGGGTTGGCCACGTTCGACGCGATGGTGAGCGTGAAGGTGGACGCCTTGCCGTAGAACTGCCCGATCGAGATGGGGCCTGATGCAGGGATTCCGGCCGCGGCGCCGTAATACTCGCTCAGCGAGTGCGGCACGGCGCCGCCAAACTCCCCCGCGATCTGCGCCAGCGACAGCGGCCCGGATGCCGGTAGCGTCATTGTCCCGCCTCCCAGCCCTCAAGGATGTTGACGCCCAGCAGTTGGGCGACAGTCGCAGCGCCGTCAATGGCGGCGCTCAAGTCGCCCTCGCGGCTGAAACAGCCTTGCACATGGTCAAAAACCGCCGCGCCCACAGCGATGATGGCCGCAGAGTCCAGCGTGACAAACCCGTCTTCGGACTTCCAGCGCACGGTGGTGGCTGGGTCGGACAGCGCACGCGCATAGGCCCCCGTGATCGTTGCCTGTGATTCCCGGTCGGTTTTGATGCGCGCGCCGCCAAACACGATGCCTGCGGTTTCATGCTGGTAGCGCACGTCCGCCAGCTGCGCCTTCATGCGGTCCTTTAGCGTTGCCAGGTTGGCTTCGTCGCCCCGCAGGTCCACTGTGGTCTGCCGGCGCGCCCAGGTGCCGTCAATCAGCGCAGGCGCCTCGACCACCGCGTCTTCGTACCACGCCGGCGCTGGACCGGCGATCAGCGGCACAGCGTCCAGCAGCTCGGGCGGCAACGCCGGCAACGCTGCCGCCGTCAGCCGCTCCTGCTGTTGCTCAAACCACTCACGCGGTGGCGCGGCGGCGTCTATGGCATCGCGCAGCGGCTGGCCTTCCAGCAGACTCCCATCGTGGCCCTTGGGCAGCCCGATGATGATCTGTGCGCTGGCGCGCGGCAGGTCCGCGTGCGTGTAGAGCACCTCGATGGATTCCAGGTGCTGGATGAACCGGATGATCTTGTGCTGCAGCGTCATGCGCGGCCTTTCAGCGCCAGCACCTCGGCGCGCAGTTCCTTGATTGCCTGCACCAGCAGGCCCACGAGGTTGCCGTAGGCGAGCGACAGGTGTTCACCATCGCCCATGACGGCCTCGGGCAGCACCCGCTGCACGTCCTGTGCGATCAGCCCGGTCTGGCGCGCGCCCGTGTCCTTTCGGGTGTAGGTGTAGCCCGTGAGGGACTGCACCTTGTCCAGCGCGTCGGGGATGGCGGCCAGATCGGATTTCAGCCGCATGTCGGAATAGGCCGTGACGTCACCCGAGCAGGCCAGCCCGCCGCCGGCTGTAATAACGAGTGTTCCAGCGCCCGCTGATGCCCCGGCCTGGGCGTCCATGCGCACGTCGTAGTCGAACCCGTTGGCGGCGCCGTGGAAGTCCAGATACCGGCCCACCTCCTGCACACCACCCGGCGCAAACCCCGACGCTGGCACCGCGCCCACGTCGACGGCGGTGAGCGTGACGGCGCCTTTCTTGCCGTTGACGCTTGCTGCGACTTCATCGGCATTCGCTTTCTGTGCCAGCGCCGCGGACACGCTGGCCGCATCCGCCTTGTTCGCCTGCAGGTCCTGCACGCTTTCATCCAGCGCCTGCAGTGCCAGTGCGGTGCCTGCGGCGTCGGCCTTGCCCGCCACCTGCTGCTGTACGCCATGCACGGCGCTGTCCACCGCTTCCAGCGCAACTATCAGGCGCGGCACGTCGTCTTCCAGATCGTTGTCCGGGTGCGGCAGCGGCAGGTTCAGGTGCGGCGTGTTGAGTTCGATCATTACGGCCCCTTACAGCACCACGGCGCGCAGGTTGGCCACCAGCGGCCGCGCCGTTGGCGTGCCCGACAGGGTGAGCCGCAGGCGCAGGCTGGCAGCGGCGATGCCCGGCAAGACCTGGGTCAGCTCCAGCGTGCCGGCCGTCTGCGGGCTGCTGGACGAATAGGGCACGGCCACC